AATCAAGAATTATTTAGAGCATATTTAGAGCCTTTAAAAGAAGCAAATACAATAGCTGGATGGTTATATGATAAAAATATTGTAATAAAAAATAGTGGTGATGGTGATGGTGATGGTGATGGTGATAAACGTTTAAAGAATAAATCAGATATTAATTTAAAAACAGGCAATCAAACAAATGTTACTTTAAATGCTGCTGCTAGAGGTGAAGATTTTAGTGCTATGTCAAAAGCTGACAAATATTTTGCAAGTGCAAGAAATGATTTGTATTTAGTTGAAAATTTAGAACAAATATATGAACCATTAAGAAAAGGTTTTAATACACTAAAAGATTCTCAAGGTAAAAAAGCAAGTAAGTTAAGCATGTCTGGTGCTGTTGGTGAATTGTTTATGGACAAAGAAACTCTTGATGAAGAAAATAAAAGAGATGCAGTTAAAGATTGGATGGGTGGAGGTATGGGTTTTAATATTCGTCATAGTAAAGCTATGGAACATTTTCAAGCTAATGGCCCAGAAGCAATGGCAGAGTTTGCTGCAGACCCAGTTGGATATTTTGAAAAAAATATATTACGCACACAGTATTATAACGAAGGCCCAGATGGAAAAATGGGTACAAAAGATGATGTTCTTATAGATGCAGAAAGAACTATCCCAACACTATGGGGAATTAACTAAATGAGTCAAAGGTTTGTTGAAGGCATTGGTCTTGTAACTGTTGATGATGATTTAACAGAAGAAGAGATACAAGCAAATTTAGAATACAGACGCTCTATAGAGCCTAAGTATGGTAAAGCTACATTTGCTGATGGCTTTAATGATACACAATCTATGATATATAGATGGTGGCAGAAACTTAGTGATGAAGAAAATGAAAGAGGAAGATGGCTAGAAGATAATGTAAAACAATGGGGTCAACATATTGGTTATTATGACAGTATTGCACTTGAAGCATATTACTCTGAAATATCTGGAAATAGAGAATTAACGAACACAGAACAAGCAGATAGAGAAGGTAATAAAGAAATGATTGCAGAGTTTAAAGAAGATATGTACTCTGTTTATGAAAATAATGGTGGTGATGTTACTAATGTTCAAAAAAAATATGGGTACACACCAGAAGATATAAGTGTAATTGATGGTGTAATGGCTATGATGGAAAATCCTGCAGCAACAGCAGGTTCTTTTGCAGGTATGTTAGTTAAAGACCCAGAAATGTTATTAATTAATTTTTTAAGAATACCTAGTATGGTTGCAAAGGGTTCTGAAACTGCAAGAAAAACAATAACACAAGCAACAAGATTGCAGCCTAAATATGTAAGACGAATGTCTGCAATATTAGGAAATAAAAGAGCACAATCTATGGCAGGTAGAGGTGTAGAAGGTGCTGTTTATGGTGGAGTTTATGAAGCATTACATGATATAACATTTAAAGGTGAAATAGACCCAACAAATTTAAAACGAGGGGCTTCTATGGGTTTCTTGTTAGGCACTGCATTTGGAGCAATAACAAAATCAAGTTCTGATAGTTGGTTTGTTGATAGAGTAGGTTCAAAAAACGCAGAAAAAAAATGGAATAATGAAAGATTAAATCAAAGAGCAGCACGAGTTGGAGAACAAACAAATCCAGATGTTAAGCCAAACAGCAATTCACAATCACCTCCAATTAATCCTAAGTTTAGACCAACACCAGAAGATGCAATATTACCAGATGGTTTAACACATCTTGGTCGTTATAACTATTGGAAAGCTGAAGCAACAGATGTATTGTTGAGAGCAAACAAAGGATATAAAGATGCAAGTAAAGCTGAAATAAACTTTGAAACAAATAAAATAAATAAATTACTAGATAAAAGAATTAATAACTCTATCAAAGAGTTAATGAAAAAGAAAAATCCAGATGGTAGTAAGTTATTTACATTAGAAGAAGCAAGAGGAATGGCTGCTAGACACCATGCTGAAGCTATTACTGCACAAAAAAATCCTGCTAGATGGAAAGCAAGAAGTGAAAACTCTAGAGATAATCCACAATTAGATAGAAAGTGGGGTGCTGCAGAAGAAATGTATCTAGCTAAAAAGAATAGAAGTGAACCAGATTATCAAGGTCAAGCTAGAAATGAAGCTGATTTTGAAAATATTTTACCAGAAGTTGATATTAATGCTAAAGCAGGAAAAGCTACAGCAGGTAAAATTGCAAAAGCAGGTGCTATAGGTGCTATTGCAGGTGCAGTTTTGGCAGATGAAGATAAAGAAATGATGGCATTTGGTGCTGCTATAACTTTTGGATTAGCTAGAGGTACAGTATTAAAAGGTATTAATCCAGATTTAGCTAGGATGAAATTAGTAGGACACAAAATAGCTGATAAAGGCAAACGACTTGAAGAGTCAATGCAAAGAGATGCTACAAATGTTGGTAGATTAATACAAAAAATTATTACTAATGATGCTGATAATTTAAAGTTTTTAACTTATTTAGAAAACTTTAGTAAAAAAGGTCAAAAAAAATTAATTCAAAAAAAAGAAGGACAAGAATATTTAGAAGCTGCTACTGCTTTTCATAATACAATGGAAAAGTTTTGGAGTATGGGTAATAAAGCAGGTGTGTTAAAAGATTATTCACACATTACTGATTATGTTACTCATATTTTTGGTAAAGAATTAAATGCACAATCTATGGCAAGAATCAATAAAGCATTTAATGAATTAGGAAGAGCAAAAAAGTTTGAGTTTGGAAAACAAAGAAAAATATTTGCAACAATAGAAGCTATTGCAAAAGAACAAAACATTGTTACTGACCCTGTAAAAATTCTAACTGGATATACACAATCATTACAAAAAGTATTAGCTGGAAAAGAAATTGTACAACATTTAGAAAAAACTGGATATAGATATGGTAACAAATATATTGGTATTGCAGTAGATGTTACAAATAAAGTGGATGCAACAATTGCAAAAGACAATGGTTATAGAGTAAGTGAAATGCCTGCACTTAAAGGAAAATTATTACATCCTTTAATTAAAAAAGCAATTGAAGATTATTATTCACCAAACATAGGAAGTAAAGGTTTTGTACATAAAGCTGCAACACTTAATAATGCTATGAAAAGAGTAGTATTAGCTGCTTCATTATTTCACGCACAAGCACTTGTCTTATCTGGGATATATGCAGGTGGATTAACTCATGCTTTTACTAAACAAGGCAGACAAACAAGAAAGTTTGTTAAAGAATTTTTAGATGCAAAATATGATTTAAGCACAATTACTAGAGATAGAAATGGAAACCCAATAAAAGTTCGTAATGATACTGGACAACTTGTAGATTTGAAAGGTGATTTTTTACATGCAGATATGTTGAGAGAAATAGTAGATGCAAGATTAGGTATTGGATATGCTAAAACTAATGAACTTACTAACGCAGGTTATCAAACTGTTAAAAACTTTTTAGATAAAAGACTTAAACCGTTAGGTAAATTTCAAGACATGATAGATAAAATAACATGGGATGGAATACATGACCATTCTAAAATGTTTACCTATCTAACTATGAAACAAAGATTAATGGAAGGTAATGCTAAAGGTTTTGGTTTTAAACATAGAAAAATGGATGGCCCAGAAGCAGCAGAAATTGCAGCACAGTTTGCAAATGATGCATATGGTGGACAAAACTTTAACAAATTAAGTTTAGAGTGGGAGCAACTAGCAATAAAAAATGCTAACAATCCTAAAGGAGTATTCTATCAATGGGCTGCATTAGCAGCAACACCTACTAAAAAGAATCTTTCTAATTGGTTGTTACTTTCCCCAGACTGGACTATATCTAATCTTAACATTGGATTTAAGTGGGCAGGGATGACAAAGAATCTCGCTACTAAAGTTTCTAAAGGACAAAAATTGACTGCTAAAGAAGCAGGTGAATGGAATATGTATATGGGTTATATGTTTAGAGCAGGTGTTTCAACATCTATGTTTGCATATATACTACACAAACAATTTGCAGAAGATGATAAAGAATTTAATCTAAAAGATTTTTGGTATTCAGGAAGATTAGATTTAGGTAATGGTGAAGAAATGGTTGTGTCAAAACAAATTGCTGAACCAATGCATTGGGTTACATCTCCAATACACACACTACTTAACAAAGGTGCGTCATTACCAAAATCAGCTATGGAAATAATGTTTGGTAAGCAATGGATATCACTTAAACATGGTGGTAGTATTACTGGGCCAACATTTGATAGGGGCGACCCTAAAGATTGGGCACAATGGTTTGGCAACAAGATAACACCAATATCTGTTAATCCAATTAAGGAAGCTATAGTGGAAGATGACATCCCTGTAGGTTATAAAATGTTTCAAAAGGCAATTATGGGCTTTGGTGGATTCCCTAGATATGGCAAGCCAGAGAAACCGAAAGGTCGATTATATTAAATAGGAGAAATAAAATGAACCCCGAAGATAGAATAGCCGAATTACAGGCACAAATAGAAACAGCTAAAGCAGAAATTGCACAGCTAAAAGCTACACAGCAAATGGAAAAAGCTGAAGTAATGAATACAGAAAACATGAATATGTTGACTGGAGATAGAGATGAAGATGGAACACTTAAACCTGCAAATGATTTAGCTACTTGGTATGATGTCATGGTTAAGCAAGCAGGTGCAGATTGGATGGACAATCCAGTTTATAAAGACTCTGCTGACTGGTATAAATCACAATTACAAACAACTAATACTGATGATTTAGTAGATTCAGATGCAATAATTTCTGGTGCAGGTGATGTAGTAGGTGCTATTGATGACGATAAAAAACCTAAAAAAACAAGAGGTGAAGTTGATATAAACGATATTGATGTAGACGAAAGAAAAGATGTTAAGTCTAAAAAGCAAGTGAATATGGGTATTTTAAAAGAAGGAAGTGATTATGAGCAGCATGGTACAGGTAGAAATTTTGCTATGAATGATGATATACCAGAGCGTTCTATGGGATTCCAAGCTGACGAGGGTGGCAACATGAGTGTTAACGAGAAAGATGATTTCTGGAAAACACAGGAAGGGTATAATAAAGCTATGGAAATGTATGGTGAAAAACCTGGATGGATTCCAGACGAACCAACAATGGTGTTCAATCCAGTAACACAAGAGTATGAAGAAATCAAAGATGAAGATAAAGAAGAGTTTGTTGATTTTGCTCAGCCTCGTATGTCTGCTGACCTTAAAGCCTTGCTTGGGTGATATGACTGCTGATGAAATAAGAGCCTCGTTAAAAAGAGCAGGGTTTGAAGATGATGAAATCCCTGCTTTACTAGGCAACATAGATGTAGAAACTGGTGGAACATTTGACTTTCGCCAGATAGAAAATACTACTAAGGAACAAAAAGGATACGGTTTATTCCAGTTTACTGGAGGACACCTTACATCTTACTTAGATTACTTAGAAGATACTGAGCAAGAAGATAGTGCTGATGCTCAGACTAAGTTTGTATATGCTAACATCTATGACAAAGAACCACCTCATGTTATAGGTGCAGGGAATCAAAGAAAAATACAAGAGGCATTTGATGATGGAAACTTTAGTGAAAAGTCTGATGTCTTTGCTAGGTGGTATGAACGCTTTGAAGGTTCAGAAGATGACGATACTATAGTTCCTAGTATGTTTCGTGGGCGTTGGTATGACAAATACCTAGATAAATTTGATAGATTTATTGATGATAGTCAAGCCCCATCATACAATGAAAGAATAAAGAGGGCTAGAAAGTACGATTAGTTACCTGTTTGTCGGCACAAGTACAGGTAAACTTGCCAAAAAAGGGTGTTATCAAGCCCTTCGCCTTTGTTGATTGTACATACCCACATCAACTGCAGTCTTAACTTTACACTACCACCTCATGAATAATGGAGGGAGTGATAGTGCTCAAGGATGTACTCCCTGTAAGGATTACCCCTCCTAAATTAGGTAACTGGTAATCTTAATTTATCTCTATCTAAATTTGCTACGGATAATTCACCGTTTAAAGCAAATATCTTTAGCAAAGACGAACGACTAATTCCATATCGTTCTGCTTTTGCGTCTATAAATTTTAAATCACGCTTATTAATCTTAATATTAATTTGTTCTGTTGCTTCGTTCATAACTTTTCTCAATTAAATAAAGCGTATTATATACCAGTAAATAGAATCTATTTAAAGTTTACACACACCATCTTCGCAATCATCATCTGCTGGTGCTGATACAATGTACTCGTTTTTATTTAGTATAGGTTTTGGTGTCTTAGATGATTTAGTTAGTAGGTTTCCATGTTGGTATTGTTCAATCAGATTATCATAGGTTCGTATCTCACACCTTTTATAGTATATTTGGTAAGCCTCTTCAAACTTAAGACTTAATACTTTCGCTCTGTGTGCGTAATCTGTAGCCAATGCGTCACATAATTCTAACCTCGTCATTTTGTTCTAACTCCTTTTGTTTGTAAAGTATGTAGCCTTCATTGCTATATATTTTTCTAGCAAATATCTCTACTACTTGTCTGTCATCTATAAAAAAAACACCATTCAAAGAATCTAATATTGCTTTGATGTAGTTATCAATGTCTGAATTGTTACTACAGTATGTGTTGTTTAACTCTTGCTTCTTCCTCTTAGACCAAGACACTGGTATCTTAATCATAAAATCTATTTCAACACGGACTAGCTTTTCAGAGAGAGTCGTATCTAACTCACTGGTTAGTGCTTCCATGTCTTGTTTAAACTTAGTGTACTTCTTTGGATAATAAGTAGACCATCTGCTGACTCTTGGTCTACTAGCTGGTACTGGATTTATTTCAAATCTCTGAGTACAAATCATATCTTAAAGATTCTAGTTTGTCTATAGTAATAGACAATAAAAATCTTACTTCCATATCTCTAGGTTCGTCTTGCTCTCTTGCTACTTCTAAAGCGTCTTGAATGTTAGTTCTAATTTCATCAAGTAATGCTTCATGCTGATGTATACTCATTGTAAACTGCTATTTTATAATCACTGTTGTGAGGTAACTTGATGCCCCACTCACCCGAAAACATTTCAATCTCGCAAATGTAATCTATAAATTCATCAATGTTCAGTTTTCTAGTTGATGGTATTTGAGAAATCTTCTTACCTTTCTTAGTTGTAAATTCTATTTTTGGTAGGAATTTATCTGCTAATACTAAATGCATTTCATCTTTGGAGTAACCTACCTCTTGAGAAAGGATGCCTACCCAGTAGAAATACAATCTGTTTTGTGCGTCTGAACGACTAGATTTTTGTATGGTGACTACTGCTTCTTTTGCAGTTGGATTTTCTAAAAAGTAATCTTGTACTAAACTTTTAAATGCAGCTTCTTTTGGTTTGTCTTTTTGTATAACTCTACTAATCATTATAGCATACTGTCAATCTGTAGTTGGATATATTGCATAGCTTTTCTTAGGTCTTGTATTTGACCCTCGCCCTCATGCTTATACTGATACCTCGCAAGATATTTAACGGCATTCCCAATACAGAAGTTCATGTCTTGAGAAATAATAAAGTCGATAGGCTCTATCTCGCCCTTAGTATAATGCGAGGGGTTAGTTATAGTATCGTGTATCTTATCTTTAGCCACCGACCCAGCCAAGCAACAAGCCCACAATAACAATAGCTAAAAAAACCGTGAGGCTTTTATTAGCTAATACTTTCTCAATCATCTCTTTCATATCTTACTCCTAATATTAAAAATGGGTATAGACTTCAAAGTTGTAAGCACCGAATGAAGTGAAAAAAAACTATACCCACAAGTATTATAACTTAATAAGGTTATCACGCAAGAGTATTTTTTGTGTTTTAAATACTGCCCGTGCTATCTGTAGTTCAAGCCACTCTCTTTCTATAGGTGGGTCTAGCTGTCGTCTGCCATCTATAATGTCATGACAATTACAACAGGCATACATGCCAAACAGGTCTGATACCTTAGTTCCCATACCTCCACCGTTCATGTGGGCATAAACTACGGTTTCATTTTCAGGCATACACCCCTCTAATCTTACTTGGCAAGGCATACCCCTTGCTGATTGTGTGATTTTACTTGTCATAAATGTTTAACTCCTCGTCTGAAAACTTAGAATACTCACCTTGAAATCTACATTTAACCCAACCAATCTGCCCCATTCTATTCTTAGCAACAATGATTTCAGCTAAACCTCTGTCATCTGACTCTTCCTTATTGTAGTATTCATCACGGTAGACCATAATAATACAGTCTGCGTCTTGCTCAATTTCACCAGAAGAGCGTAGGTCACTCATAAGAGGGCGTTTGTTTTCCCTCTGCTCTACCCCCCTACTTAATTGTGATAGTAGAATTATAGGTATGTCTAGTTCCTTAGAAAGATATTTTAGTTCACGAGTTATGCTACCTAGTTCTGATATCTCTCTGCCTTTGTCGTACTTCATAATCTGTAAGTAGTCAATAACTATAAAGTCTAAACCAACCTTGCCATTCATTTGTCTAGCTTTAGCGACTATATCTTTAACTGCAACCCCACCTCTATCTAATATAGTCATGTGTTGCTCTTGTTTCTTAGCTAATGCACCAAAGAATCTATCGTTCTCTGCTTCTGTAAGTTGATTGCTGTCTACTTTGTTTAGATTAATAAGCGTATCACTAGCTACCATCTTCATCATGAGTTGTACTTGTTGCATCTCAAGTGAGTAGAACAAAACATTCTTAGTCTTACTAATGTTGTCTGCTATGTTAAGTGCTAGTGTACTCTTACCCATGCTTGGTCTGCCTGCTAGAACAGTAAGTGTACCCCCTCTCATTCCTCCGAGAAGTGAGTCAATAGAATCAAAGCCAGTTGATAAACCTGTTCCATTTGTGTGCATGTCATGTATGTAGTCAACAGTCTTACTAATTACATTATCCATTGAACCCTCTTCATCATCTGCTAATTGCATTTCGAGGTTCTGAATATTTGTTACTGTTGTTTGATAGTTGTCGTAATCAATTTTAACTTTTAGATTTTCAATATCATTATTGATTCTTGTGTTACGAATATGATTTGCATAAGTTGCTATGTTAGCTACACCAACACACTCCTCCATCATGGTACATAAGTATGGAAAGCTAGTCCACTCACCACTATGGTCGCCACCTAAGTCAATCCAGTTTCTTAAATGAAGTGGGTCGATATGTTCTTCTTCCTCTTGCATCTCACGAATGTATTTAAATAACAAACCATAGTTTGTCATACTAAAATCTTTATCACTAAGCCCTGTCATGTTGACTTGTCTTAATACTGTTGAGTCTAAGAGTATTCCTCCTAGTACTTGACGCTCTGCATCAATTGATGTTTTCATGATTTCCTCCAGTCGTGTTGTTGTCCATATGGGTTAGTCTGTTTGACTGGTTCGTCTGCAAACATTTCCCATCTTCTTTGGTTAATAAAAGTTTGTAAGTGTGGGATGTATCTCACATCCTCGCCTTTAAAATATTTATCTTTATCTTGATATAAGATTCCAATAATATTTATCCAGTCTTTATGTTTGATTAAGTTATTAATTTCAGTATCAAGTCCACGCTTCTTACCTTTGTAAGCTACTCTAAACGCTTCAAACATATTGCGTTCTTGTCCTGTTGGTTTTGCTTTTTTATCTGTTGCGATTTCTTCCTTGTGTCCACAACTAGGGCATGTATATTCCATATCAGTTACTCCTGTTCGTTGTATGTGCCACATTAACCTTCTGATTTTTTTGTTCATATTGATTTTAATGCTAGGTTCATCATCTCTCTAGCAGTATCCTCTTCTGTTTTAGTTAATATAGTTCTTGGTCTTGTTTTGTTTGGCTTTGCAAAGACAACTTCTGGGTTAGATGACTTGTTTAATCTACCTCTCATCATATGTATAGATGTATCTTTGCGTTTCCATTTGGCATTTAATTTATTCGAGGCTTGTTCTACTGTCCATTGTGTGCCATCATCGAGAGTGTAAACTCGCAACGCTCTACCTCTAGCGTCACGAGTCAAAGCCTTTTTACTTACCACGGCAAATCGTCATCATCTGCATGTGTCGTAGCAACGACTGGCTCTTCAACCACTGGCTGATTGTCCTTTAACTTAACACTGAATGTAAGTTCTGGTGCTTTAGGATTACTGTTCTTATCCTTTGCCCATGCTGATACCCAGTATTCAGTACCATCTACATTAGCAGTACCAGTTAGATGTGGATGTCTATCTGTTTCTCTCTTTGCATTTTTCCAAATGCTACCACGATTGGTATTGTCGTACTCTGCCATAATTCCTCCTATGACTGTTGATTAAAATAACTATTATACACTACTCCATGTGTGGTGTAGTACTGATTTGAATACAAGCACCATTGAAACCAACAGTATCTATATCCTCTAATGTGCTAAGTTCGTAATGAAATATTTTAATTCTGTCTGCATTAATTTCAATCAACCTCATCACATCTGATAGTGGCAAGTTGTTTGCCAAACCTAGAAAGCTATCTTCAATTTCTTCTTCAATAGTTTTCTTAGCCATTATGTTTCCCCTACAAAAATGTATTCACCGACAGTACATGACTCACCAAATTGATTCTTAACTTTCTTATCTCTTGTTACGATATCAATTCCTTTTTTCCTTAACTCATGTATGACTGCTGACAAACGATAGACTCCGCATTTGTTCCATGAATCCATAGCATTAATTTTTCCATGCATAAAGTATTCATCAGTAACATCTTGGACTACATTTGATTTAGAGTATTCAAGTACTCTTTCTTGTTGCTTAGATAGTTTCATTCTTCTTGCCCTCCCAATAATCTTTCATTACTCTTTTACCTGTTTCACTTTTGTGTGTGAATTTTTCATCAGTTAACTTTAACCACTTATAAACCTCACGCCATGTGTGTGATTCTAACATGGTGCAGTCTTGCAGTTTAAGTTCTGAGTATTCCAGTAAAAAACCTAGTGCAAAATTTGCGTTAGCTTTTTGATTTTTCTTTTCTCTTGTCATCATTATCATTCTCCAAATAGTTGTATGTGTTTATCTTGTACTTGGGTGTGACCGTTATCTTCTGCCCACTCCCAAATTTGCGTAGCCTTTTCTATATCTTTATTTTTTTGTGCTTCGACTAACGCTTCCATTGCTTTGTTTATTTCTTGATTGCGTTTCTGTGTTGGTGTTAATTTCTTACTCGCTGACTGTCCATCATCATCCTCTGTTTCTAAACCAAACATAGAGATGAGGGCGTAGCGTCTTGCATATGTAATTGCTGACCCTAGCTTTTGCATGTCTGCACTAGGTAACAAGAGTCTAACTTCCGAGTCAATGAATTGCTCGTTGTTATCTTGAAGTGTTAACCTTGTGTAAAGTACATCCTTGCCATCAATTACTTTAGGGCATTGAGTGAATACAATCCCTAACGATTCACAAACTGGTGTGATAGTTTCAATCACATTGTTAATGTCTGCGTAATTAGATTTAAAGAAAGGGTTCTTTGCATTCTTACTGACTGCACCAATCATCCCCCTTGCCTGTAATATTACTGAGTATATATTTCGGTCTTTCATTTTGCCTCCTTTGGCTTTGTTAAAATCTCTAATAATTATTATACACTTTCTTTACTGACTTGGGAATATTTTTTTCTTTCCTGTAATATTCCTTTGCCATCTTATGTACCATCTTGACTGCGTACATCATTCTTCTTGGTGTGTCATACTGTTCTAAGTGTATGACTGGCGTATCGTTTGCTATCTTCCTTACTCTGATTGGGTGTTCGTAGTATACAACATGTGTCCACTTACTACCCTTGTTAATCTGTAAGGCACAACGCCAACCCTCTTTTGTGTGGTGATTAATTACTTTGTACATTATTCCTCCCTAGTCTTTTCCGTTGTCTTGTTGTTAAACTTTTGGTTCGTTGCCAGCTACCTTTTAAATTACCTTTATCTTTCACAGGTAGTTGACAAGCATTCAGTTTTCTTTGCATTTTCTTACTCATTATAGCCCTCTCTTTTTGCATTGCGTACAGTGTAGCATACTTATATACATCTGTCAACTATAAATTTTTAAAAAACTCTTGCCAGCATTTGGATGAACACCAGTGAATATCATGGCGAGTTGGTTCTTTGCCCCGACCTATTCCAGATTCATCACCACAGTTTAAGCAAGTGTGCTTTGGCTCAGTGGGTAACACAATCTCTGTGATACCCGCCCGCCTTTCTCTTTCTTCCTCGTAC